AATGGCCGTGGTCTTCCTGCTCTCGTCCCTGAAAAAGCGGGAGGGCCTGGACGACTTCCTTCCCCCGGGACGCCATCATCCGTTTGTCCCACTCGCGCCCCCGGATCCCAATCCCCTTATGCTCATAATACTGCCGCCGGGCATACGGCTGGGCATAAGTAATCTTATCCACTGATTCCTCCGCTGTATTTTTCAGCACGCCTGTCCGCCTGGGGACATATGGGTCGCACATCCTCCTGACTGTACTGGTAAGAAAACGCTGCGCCGCGCCGTTCTTTTCCAGCTTCCGTTTTAGCAAGATTCGATCAGCGGGATCCAGTTCCAATCGGATATTCACTACCCAACACCTCCAATCCGGATATGCGGGCAGGTTCCGAAGCTATTGATGGAATAACTCTTCACCTTCCCGGATTCATATCCCTTAAGTGATGCCAGGCTTTTTGCTTCCACATCCAGGAGCCCTTTGGCGAACAGGTCGCCCTTGTCCACTGTCCAGTGCAGGTCCGCCTGTTCCGGGGACAACATGTGGTACAGCCTGGCTTCCATAAATGTCCTTCCGTTTTCTGCCTGGGCGTCATCCGGGAGCCGGATTTTGTAGACCGTATCGCACACTACCCCTTTCTCCGTGGCATCCGTCTTTTCCTCTGCATACCAATGGACTCCCTGGATCTGCGTCTTACGGTACTCCCAGGCGTTCATTTCTGGATTATACCAATAGTTATAAAGCGTCAGGTCCGCATTCGTAGTCATTCATTTACCTCCCAGCCCAGTAAGTCTGAATCCAGAAACATCTCTGCCGCTTTATATGCTTTTCGCTCAAGTAACTCCTCTGCTGTTTCTCCCAAGGACTGTTCTTGAACAAACGATACCGTATATCCATCCGTATTTTCAGACAGGATATCTCGTCCCTGATGTTTCTTTCTCCGCTCCTCATACGCCGCATATACGTCGCACACCGCACAGGCAGAGAGCTTCACTGTATCATCTTTCACACAAGCATCCGAACGCCCGAAAGTGATCCTCCGGATGAACGCGCTCGCTTTGACGATATGCCGGACAAATACTCTTTCTGCCAATGTCCCATGGTAGACAAATGTATAAAAAGCATAGTCTGCATAGTTCATTATGCTGCTACTCCTTCGGAAGTAAGGCGATCAGTTCATCCACTGACAGTTTTTCATCAAACTCAATGCCCTTCATCTTAAGGATATTCATTACCTCCTTTTTGTTAGGTTTTCTGTACGATTCCATTTTGAATACCTTTCCTACTGTCTTCACTCCTCATCACCTCTTTCCTATACTGTTTTGTGAGAAACATAGAATCCCGCCGCTTTATTCTTATAGTAATCTACCAGACCATATTTCCTGTACTTTAGGATATCCCCATCGGCACTGGGGTTCAGTCTTGCCGGGATAATATCGTTAGCCACATGCTTATCAAATTTAATGATCGCCGGTTTATGGATAATCATGAAATTGATATCCTTCGCATTCGCTGCTTTTTTATAATGCCCAGCCGCTTCTCCCTCTGTCTTCCCATCTAACAGGTCGATTGCCGTATAGAATCTAGACTGCGGCACTTTCTTCCGTATAGGAAAGCTTCCTAGGACTTCCCTAGATTTCGTTGTATCTAAAGCCATAACCCCGTTGAGGAGCGTAGGCGTAGCGTAGAGGATTCTTCCCTCCTCTGGGACTTCATCTTCATCCATTTGATTCTTGGCGGTAAGTAGAGATGCAAGGAATGCCTGTGCATCTGCCAAGTCTTCACCCTTTAATGTGATCCCTTCAAATCCACAGATTGTTGCAAAAGTGAAGGCGTCCGCTTCCGGCGCTACCCTGTCGCGCTGTAATGTCGCCCCCGCTCTGGTAAATGCGAGGTTCATGGATTCCTGGTTATCCATCGTATCCACTTCTAGTTTTGCACCCCTATCATAGTTGAATTTGGCGGTCTTCCACTCCAATTTTACTCCTGCTGAGGTATAGCCAGAATTCCGGTCATAGTCTCCAAGCCCGCCTACCTCGATCTGTGGGTATACAATTTCATTTACATTCGCCCCCGCTCTCATCATCGTCGAATCAGAAATAAGGTCCGCTGTCACTGACGCATCCCTATAAACCTCATCTAAAATACCGATATACTCTTTTGCTAATATAATTGTGTTTGGCATAGTTTTTTTACCTCCTCTTTTCTTACTTTTCTGGCGGCAATCCTGCCGCTGCTCTCATGGCTACAAGGGTAGAGCTTCCTCCTCCAGAGTTTCCCGTCGGACCAACCGGATTCTGAAACGGTTCATCTGCCCCAAATAAATAAGCATCGGATTCTTTTACAGTCTCCAATGCTTTCTTGATATCCTCATCCCGGTTCTTTGATTCTTTGAGTCCCTCCACATTAAGCAGAGCCATCACAGACTTTACATTCCGACCGCCTGCTGTCTTGATTGCTCCAGACAAGGCGTCCTGAAAAAGCCGATCTGCTTCTTTTCTCTCATACTCCTCGTCTTTGGCTTTCAAATCTCCCTGCAACTTTTCAATAGTAGCCTGCATTTCTTCCGGCTTCATTTCTTTGAGTTTATCCAGCTCACCCGTTGCGGTATCCAGCTGTTCTTTATAGTTGTCGCGTTCATTTTCGGCTGCCTTGGTCTTTGCTTTCTCCTGCTCGATATCGGCACCATTCATATCCATGATCTTATCAACCGCCTCTTTTTCCAGCCCGAATACTTCTAAATCGTTCCTTTTCATCGTTACATACCTTCCTTTCGTCTACGCTCTTTTTACGAGGTCGCACCTCTGATTTCAAGTAAGTCCAGACTGTTTTACGTCTCATCTGCTGACATAAAACTAAAGCGCCTAACCCTGCGCCTCACGGGAGATATTAGATCACCTCCTTAAAAATAGACATAAAAAAACCACTCACTCTGTAGAATGGGTGGCTTACGATCTCGCTCCAAAGATAATTAGAATCCTGGTACGACTTCCTTAATTCCCTTAGCGGTATTATATATTTTTTTCATTATGCCGTTTTCCTGCAAATACTCTAACCCCTTCAAAGTGATTTGTATGTTCTGGCAGTCGCACCTCTTATCCCCCGTAATATCCCGTACGATCCTTACCCCTTTGATATAGCCGACATCCGACATCATCTCTATGTACCTGAGCCATCTGTTTTCACTGACACAAAGCGCCTGGCTGTCAAATTTACTTACATCTGCTTCCGGTGCATCCATATCTTTTTCTAATGCTGATAAAATTGTATACACAGCTTTAAAATTATCCATCTTTCATCCTCCTTTATTCTAAGCTTCCGTCCCACTCGTCAAGTCCGCCCTCCAGATCGCTGTAAGGACAAGCCTTGCAGATTTCTCTTGCCTTTTCTATGTCCTTGATTTCTGCGAGTTCTTTAGTGGAAGAGAGCTTAAACATCCGCGTTAAGCAACACAAAGAATCATAACATAGATCAATACTGATGACCTTTCCATATGCTGGGCAGTAATGATCGTTTTCATAGTCCAACACTTTTTAATACCTCCATGATTTTTGCTGATCCAGAATGGGTGGTATCTAAAACTTAATTATATTGGATTTGAATTTTCCTTCTATCAATATCACCGTACGCTTTCCTATATCGTCTGGTTTTTCCCCTGACAGAGTAGCAACTGAAAGAAGGTTATATGCTATGTTATTTTCATCAAACACAACCATACCATTTTTTAATCCATTGCCATTCCCTTTGATTGTAATTGATGTGTTGTCTCCTACTAGAAATAAATCTAAAACATTCCACAGCATTCTATTCACCACCTTTTACTAACTTTTCCAACTCTTCCTGATACTCTTTCAATGCTTTTTGGGTTTGGACTATTTCTGCTTTTGTAAGCTTATAGCTTTTCTGATATTTCAAAAGCTTTTCTTGAGCTTCTATCTCGCATAGCAATCTGCTTTTATAACTACCATCATTTTTGCCCTGTCTATATTGTGTTGCATGTATCAATTCTTCAAAAACAGCGGCCCGTCCAGGGCTCTGTCTTAACAAAATGGTTGCTGCATTATAAGTAATTGCTTCTGCTTTTTTCGTTTCCAGATAGGCATCTGTTGCATCACTCATTTGGATAACTCCACCTTGCCTCCTGAATGCTTTTACTATTTTTTGTAATTGCTTCTTTGGCATTGGCTCGATATCAGTATCCTTTTTCTTTCGATACATCTTTCTATCTTTAATTATAGCAGAATGTTCTGTGTTTACAATAGATTTCTTGATGCCAGATCTGGCTACCCGTCCTTGCATATCATAATAAATTCTCTCCCGCTCTTCCTTAAGCCCCATCTTCTTCGAGAATCTTGCATACTCTTCAAGCTGCCCCTGATATTTGCACCGGGCGAGCATCACCTCGTCTGGATCCGCGCCGCCCTTCTCTAGGAGTTTCACCTTCTGCCGCTGGGCGCGCATCGCCGTCTCCATCTGACGCTGCCTCTGCTTTGCCTCGTATAAGGTATATTCTTTCCCGTGGAACTCTTTTGGCGTATTCTCCTCCCGATTCTTCTCTTCCAGCCATTCGTCTGTCCAATTCCGTACAGAAATCCCTGGAAAGAATGGAAAACGGGTATGGTAACAGTTCACGCCTTCCAGACCGGTTATCTCGCCAAGATGACACACTGTCACTAGCTCTTCCCTGTTGTATACCCTGCCTTGCCATACCTGGTGGGTCGGGCGCGCCCCGGCGTGCCATTCCACTTCAAAATAATCTGTCCCCAGCTTTTCTGCATGGATATCCGCGATCTGCCCTGAAAGCTGAGTAATCCCAGTCATAACCGCCCTTCTTGCCGCAACATCGACCCGATTACTCCTCCCGGAAGCATAGTCGATGGTCCTGAGCCCACTGTTCGTAAGCTGTGTCACCGTACGTCTGAGGACGCTGTTATAATCAAATGATCCTGTCACGACATCCATCACAGCGGCGTCCAGATAGCCTTGATAAATTTGGGAAAGAGGCGTCATCACCCGTTTCCCATTCCCGTAATCTAGATAAAATCCCAGCGACCGCGTAATATTCTCCAACTCGCTCCTTGTCTGCCGAATCCATCCTTCTGTAAGCTCCTGAAGCTCTATATTCTCTTCATATGGGATAAATCGTCGGTTGACCTGCTCATAGACCGCTTTATTACGGACATATTCCCAGTCGATTACCTGGTCGTACAATTCAAACATCTCTGGGTAAGATGCATTCAGTGCTTCTTTCAACATCTTCTCGATATCCTCAGAAGAATTCCCAAGGATAAGCAGACGGTTCATCTGCCAGTCTGCCGTGCTTGTAATCTTGCCAGTTTTGCGGATGCGCCGCACAATATACTCCATGATACGCATCTCAAGGTCTGAAAAATTCTTTTCGATCTTCCTTGAGAGCTTTTCCTTGTATTCCCGGTTCATTTATCCGCCTACTCCTGTACGATGCTTTGTTCTGGAAGGCTCGATCTTGCCGTACTTTCGTCTTCGTTATACCACTTCATTCGGTATTCGACCAAAGACATGACTCCCATACTCACATCCTGCCGATCCTGCTGACGTTCTGTTTCCTCATCTGTCAGAATAGAATCATTGAACTTACAACTAAATTCATACCCAGATCGATAAAGATTATGATAAAATGCAAGCCCTGCCGCATAGTCTTCCAGGCACTCCTTAAGCTTCCCTTGAATCGCTGCAACACGGTTATACTTTCGTGCTTTGGATGCTTTCACTTCCGATGCCGTCTTCTCCACTTCCTGAACGTCAGACAAATCACCGTACGCTAACCCAACGTTGAACTCAATGCTGCGGTAATATTTTTCAAGTCCTCTGGCAAATGCCTCATCCCGCATATCCGGCGAATCCTCCTTCAGGAGCTCCTTATCTTTTCCGTCCTCCAGCTCAAGTCCCCGGTATAGGCGAGCATTTAGCTTTGCCATGCCAAGACCGCCGGACCTTTTCTTTTTTAACGCTCTACTATCCACATGAATTGCACGTTCCCCAGACTCGTACTCCCAGTCAAGCCGGGCTCCCTGTATATCAGCCTTCTCAAGCAGCTCTTTTGCAGAATCAAATATGGATACTCCACAGTTTGAGCCATCCACTTTATTCTTCACAGGATTTCTATAGTATCCAAAATCCATTTGTGTCATCCCTGGGTAGGTAACAGGCCCCGGGTTGATATTCGCCCACTCTGGCACATTTGCAAGCTTGCAAGGCGAACCAATGTAGGTTTCCGATTGCGAATGATAGCATTTGTTTTCAATCGTCAGGTTCCCATCCACAAAATAATGACGCTCAAATTTTGTATAGAAATCTGACTGTCCAACTCTTTTTGTAGAAAGGAATCCGATATCCAGAGGTTTTCCGTCATCCCCAAACCGTATTGGTATAATTCGGTCGGCCATAATACATTCTGTGATATCTGACCCGATTGGCCTTAGTACAAAAGAGCCCAATCCAATTCCTTCCTGTAGGTTCTCATTCAGATCCAGAATCCCTTTCTGGTATGCCTTATCCAGGCGTGTATCACTTACGCTTGTCTCCATTTCAACTAATACAGCATCCGCAAATTCTCGGCATATCCCAGACTCAATCCTAAGCGATTTCACATAACTTGCCGCCCATGGGGCCTTTCCATCCAGCATATTTTTCCATTCCCCTATCGCTTCTATCATGGACTCTGACAGGGCTATTTCTTGCCCGGCAATATTTTTTAATGTCGTATATCCAAACATGTTTTTTATCCCTTCCCAAACTCCTTTTAACCCGTCAAACATCTTCCCCCTCTTGTATCAGATATTTCATATCCCTCTCTATCGTGTACTCAAATGCGTCCAGACTGTCGATATCCGTACTCCCGTCATCCAGACGCTCATCTTTTTCAGCTTTTTCCTGATCCCATACTGCATCTGAAAGCGCGGTCACAAGTGACTCACAGTCATCCGTAATAAAAAAACGCCCTGCTCCCATGAGCCGGACAGTACACCTGATTCGGTCATTTATCGCTCGTTTCTTTGCAGGCCTGACAGAGATCCAGGGAAATTCCTTATCTACTGCATTTCTGATAGAGTTCCCCAATACGCTTTCTGCGTTATCCCAGAACACGGATTCCACGTTACAATACTCAATATAGATTCCATTCTTACTACAAACAGCATATTCATCAATAACTTCCTGGACAAAGCCGCAAAATAACTGATCCAGACGGTTACTGTCTATCTCCTCATTTTCATCCTTTGCCATGATACGCTGAGATTTTAGCGCAATAACCTGCCTATACTCATCGGTATACCCCCTTGCTACAAAGGAATGTCCGGACTGATTACCGCCGAAGTCAATGCCAATATCAATGGATACAATATCATTCTTCTGAAATTGCTTTATTTCCGAATCCCTTGATAAGCGCTCTACTATCTCACATCGGAACGCCTGAGGATTGTCTGCAAATTTCTTGTATATCGCCCCTTCTGCCCGTTTCCATAACCCAAGTATCAAACGATCATAATAGACCGTGCCAGTGTATTCTCTGCATAACTGATCTATAAATTTTTCTGGAAGATAGGGATTATCGAAAATTGTATATTGTTGTAGGTAAATATCCAGTTCCGGGTTGTCTAAAAAATCCTTTAACCAATGTGTCGGATGCTCTGGATTACATGAACCATCAAAACAACTGTACGGCTTATCCAAGCGGGATTTTAAGATCTGGAATACTTCCTTGTTCCACTTTGCTATCTCGTCCCCATAACAGTATTTGATAGATGAACCCTGTATTTTTGCTACTTGACTTATTTTTTCAGCGCCTAAGCAATAGGCATCTTCCCCACAGAGTCTGGCTATGTTTCGGTTATTAATCGTTCCAATCAGCTTATTCGTATAAATCTCACGCATCGGCTGCAATACATTCCTTTCTATGGATTCTTTTGATACACCAAGAATAACATTTAATCCTGGTTTGCCCGCCCGTTCCCTTATCCGAAAGGGAATTACAAAAGTGGTATCAACAAAAGACTTCCCGGAACGGACCGCCCCGGACTTAATATTCCACCGATGCGTCGCATTAACGATATATTCATTCTGTTTCTTGCTTAGCTGCATTATCCCGCATCTCCTTTAGGATATCATCCAGTTTATCAAGGGCCTCTTCTGTTTCATTTTCGCCGTTCACAGCCTGCTTTCGTGCGTGTTTTAGCTCTGTATCCGCTTTACGATTCTTGATCTCTTCGTCTGGTCTGTCTGACTGACCTGCATACTGAGCAATAAAATAAGCAGCCTTGACATTTCCTTCAAGCGCCGCCTTTATCATCGACATTAACATAGCTGATTCCAAAGTGCTTTCCACTCCCAATGCTTCCAGGATTGGCTTATACTCACCACTATCTATTTCTGTAGTGAGGAGCATGTTTAGAGTCTTTCGGAAGTCCGCCTTCCGACGTCTGATTTCACCCGATGCTTTACCGCCCATAACAGCAAGTTCTCGCTGTTCACTCGCTGTTCGTTCATGAAATCCATATCCTTTTAGATTTTCATCATTCACCCTTCACCACCTCTCATCCCGGTTTTATCGCATAGAAAAAGACACTCTGATGCCAGAATGCCTTTTCCTGTATTTATGAAGAAGGAACTTAGAAGTTGTCTGTTCTTTTCCCTTTTCCGATGATACCATAATACCACAGATACTACTGACATTCACTGACATCTTTTTTCGGAAGTAAGAAATGAGCCAATGCCTTCCCATGGATTCTATATATCTGCCTTTCTGAAAACGTCATCTTCTCCGCAATCTCCCACCAGGAGAGCCCTTTTATGTACCGGTAGAATAATACATCTTTCTCATTCTCGCTCTTTAACTTTTTGATTTGATCGACGATATCCTGATACGTCATTATGCGTTTATACCGCTCTTCTATAAGATCGCGTTCTAGTTTATCCAGTTTTGCAGCATACCCAGACAGATCAGCCTGACCGGAACCATGAGGCATTCCATCATTATTTACGGACATGGATGCCTGCATAGATTGAAGTTCCATAATCTCAGCTTCAATCCTCCTGACTCTCCGAACATGGACACGATATTCCCTCAGATATTCTTTCTTCTGCTCGTTCTCCTCCTGCACTGTCTGCATATGGTATCAGCCCTTTCTTCTGCAAATATTCTAACACTGTCATACTTGTTCCTTATATAGTGTCGGCGGATTCTGACATAAATTTTGCAATTCCCTCTTTTCCTATTTGTCTGCACGTCTCTTCTGCTATCCTCAATTCCTTTACCTGTTCGCTAATGATCATTCTATCAATCCCCTCTCCTCAATCCCTCTAATTTCAACCTCTGTAAAATCTCCGTCCACAATTTCCTTTTCCGGCTTATTCAAAATCTTTTTGAAATCCATGAGAAATAATGCAACTTCTGTCTTACTTTTCTTCCCATCCATCAGCATTTCAATAGCTTTGTCTATGCTGAACGATATATACTGTATGAGATTCATTTCCCTGTCCTCTCCTTACCACATTAGCAGATGCTTCATGCTCTTCGATTCCATTCAGCAACAACTTGTTCTACTGTTTTTTGTTGGTATTGTTCCAACTGAATTATTTTTACTCATAATTTTTCCTTTCTATCCCTCCTGAATCCCTGATGCCATTGTACAGGATTCAGGGGATGCTGTACCAATTTATCTTCTTACCAAATTCAAATCACTATCAAACTCATTAATTTTGATGCAAAAAATCCTGTCATCAATTTTGTAATAAATCTCATTTGATGATTCGTAGTCGATATACCCAATGCTATTGTGCTGCATCTGTTCTAACGGCTTTCTAATCCCATTTATTAGCAATGTTTCCAAATGGCTCATTTTCCCGTCTCCTCTACCTTCCTATTAACCTGACCTTATACCAGTCTAGTACTCCAATCGCATCCCGGATTCTCATTTTCAAAGTAAGTTCTTTCCTCATCTTGCCGTATCAATTTTTTATGCTGTTCCCCTCCCCTCTTTACTCTTAGTCTTGGCCCCTTAACATACTTATCGCAATCCGCCCATTTGCATCTTCTGAGTTTTTCTGTGTTAATGTAATAGTCACACCCATTCACAACATCTTTCCTTGCCCGGTACTGACAGGTCCTGCACAGATGCCTGTCGGCATTCATCCCAGGGCCCATCGGCTCCCTCAGCCCTTTCCCGGGCTCCAGCCGTCTCCATTCCCGATAATACGTTCTGGCCGTACTTGGGTTCATCCCCGTCTTCCTCACGATCTCCTGCACGGTAAGCCCCTCTTTCCTCAGCCGCCTTACGATATCACGCTTTGTCTCCTTCATATATCCCCCTTGCCTGTTTATCGTCATTCTCTATCGCATTGATCGCACGTAGCATAACCGCCTTACAATACTTATTATGTTTGGAATCCTCATACACTTTACCTGAAAAATCCATGACCTCCTCATACTCTTTCTCACTAAGCTTTCTCCCACCATATTTCTCAAGCAGGAACAGCTCCTTCTTATGAATCCATCTCAACTGCTTTATGTTTACTTTTGTCTCCATCATTCCCTCTCCAAAATATCTGAATATTTTCATAAGTCCTTTTCTACTAAATCATGGAAACGGACAGTCGTCGTCCCTTACTTTCGCCCACTCAGCCGCCTCCTTTAGGGTTTCCTCCGACTCTTCAAATATACCCAGCTTCTCTAAGTTCTGACATAGTAGGCTCTTTCGTTTCCCGTCCCTCCGATACCCGGTTAAGCTGCGATAGCGCGATGACCGGGATATTAAGGGACATCGCCAAGTCTTTTATGCCTTTCGATACCGCGCCAACCTCTGCGTACCGGTTTCCGGTGTAGCGCTTATCCGGTCTCACAAGCTGCAAGTAATCAATAATAATGACGTCATATCCCATATACCGACTCTCCCTTTTCATGTCACTCATGGTCCTGCTTCCGGTCATAATGACGAGCCCTTCCTCTTTTTCCAATTCCTCATTTGCTTTCTGGAACCGTTCCTCTTCATTCCCCATAAACTTGACAGCCCTGCGCAGTCTTGTAATCCCTATCCCGCTTTTCGCAGCAACAAATCGCTCGTATACCTGCTTTTCCTGCATCTCCAGATTATAGTATCCAATTCGTTTTCCTCTTCCCGTAAGATTTCCCGCCACTTGCGTCACGAAAGCAGACTTTCCCACCCCGGGGCGTGCTCCGATTACGATCATATCGCCTCCTTCTAACCCCCCAAGGATCTCGTCGAGCCTTGGAAATCCAAGGTATAGTTTCTCCTCCTCATTATCCCGAAAATACAATCCCTTATTTTCCGATACAATCTTTGCCAATGTCTTTGATGCACAGGCATTGTCTCCCAAGAGCGCTTCCAGGTCCGTTATCATCTGCCCAATCTTTACATCAATCGAATCCGGGTCCGCAATGGAATCATTCAGAATCTTGTTGAACATCCTGGCTTTATGGTTTCGGATCACAATATTGGCATACCCCTCTATTGCAAGACTGGAATCTGTCTGTGCGATACAATCTTTCAATTCCTTCCGAAGTAGATCAGATGGGATCCCTACTATCCTAAGCTTTTCATCCAGGACTACCAGATTCACTTCATATCCGTTCTCATACCCTCTAAGAAATTCTATGTATGCCCGGGAAAGGATTTCACTGGTAAACATTTCCGGTTCCAATTTTCTATGTATCTTCCTCATGCTCTCCCGATCAAGAAGGAGTGAACCGATCACATTTTTCTCTGCCAAGTAGCTCATTCCACCAAGCCCTCCCACTCCACATAATCGAGCAGCTGCCTGCCCATCAAGGTGTCAAAATTCTTCCAGTACTGAAGGTCGTCGTTCCCTGCCTCTTCTTGTTGTCTCACATACTTCTTGACAGCCAGATAAATCTGCCGATTCGTCAAGCGGTATCTCTTACCTCCAACGTCTTTTCCTTTTGGCGAGACCCACTGTTTGTAATTCACAAAAGCGACTGTCTTCCCTTTCTTTTTCGGGTAAATCCCATAAATAATCTGGAAATCCTGTGCAAGCTGTGCCTCTTTATTGGTATGGGATTCTTCCCAATCGTCTCTCTCGTGCGGCTTCGGCGCACATATCTCTTTATTACTCTTCTCTACTCTACTCTGTTCATTTCTTTCCTCGGAATTAGAATTTTTTTCTCCGGAAATTGAATATATTGCCACATTAGCCCTATTTTTAGGTACATCAATTAAAAGGTACTCTTTTTTCAGCTCTATCTTTTCCCGCCTGGATACCGCGTTTAAGTATCGTTCTTGGATTCCTATGGAAGTCAAAATCTGATACTTTTGGAAAAGTTTTGCTGAAAAAATGTCCCTTCTGATAGCCGCTGACACTACATTATTTATTAAATTGTTTGGAAATCCAGATAAGGAAGCACTCTGTTTCGCCTTATCAAGATTTTTTATAGCACCACCTTGAGAAACACCTAACCGTCTCGCCCAAAGAAGTGAAATATCGGGGGTCCATTCACAATAGTAACCAAATCCACCATAAATACCTTGGTAGAGTTTGACAATAATTGCAAATCCCTTTAATCCATACTCAGCTTCTATCAATTCTATTTTTTCATTCATGTGGCAATCCAGTTCAAAGTAGTCCAGTCCTACTTTTAGTTTTCTTGCCATCCCTGTTCTACTCCTT